GCCTTGGCCGCCAGTTCATCGGGATCGAGAAGAACTCCAAGTATTTCGATATAGCGCGGCAACGGCTGGAACGGGAACTGCCACAGGGACGGTTGCCGCTGGAGCTCGATACGCACAACGTGGAGGTGACTGGACGATGAGAGCGACAGCGAACAGCGGTACAGTCCATCGTCTTGTTCTGCGCCCAGGCCCGGGTTGGCGGCAACTGAATGGGCCGGTGTGGGAGCACGACAGCGGCACACGCATACACTGGTCCGGCCCGATTGTGCGTCTGCCGGACATGACCATGCCGCCTATCTATCCCGACTTGAGCAGGCTCAACCTGTTGATTCGGGTGAATGCTGGAAACCGCAAGCGCGGCGTGATGGCCTACGCGATGACATTGTTGAAGCAGAACCATGATTCTCTTGCGAAGGAGGAGGCCGACGATGCAATGTCCACAATTCCGACCCCGGCGCTCCAACTGCTCGCAGGCAAGGAGCCGCAGATTGCGTAGGAAGATGGGAAGGGGAGATAGCGTCCCTGGCGCTACTGCGCGGCGGCGGGGACTAGGGAGGCAACGATGGATACGCACCTAGCAGTAGTAACCGCGATCGCTCTCCATATAGTCGGGATGGCGCTATTCGCAAGGCTGCTCGGGCGGTCAGGCAAGAGAGCGTCCCCGGTCCGATGCTTCCTGGTGATCTTCTGGGAGCTTACGGTCGTCATGCTGATCTTCATCCTAGTCGGGGTCGCCATCATCCGGGCCACAGACCGGGATCACCGATGACCGTGATAGCGGAGGCAGGGGTCGTCGCGCTTTGTAACGGGCGCATCGTCAAGCAGTGGCAGCGGTGCAAACAACCGCTTCTCACTGTATGCACGGGCATATCCGCGACGGGGCGCATGGTGTATGCACCCGTAGTCGATATGGGGCCGCTCACGAGCGCCACGCGGGTGCAAGTCCAGGCTGTGGGGGAAGCCTGTTTCGGGCCGGGAATCCGCGTGCATACCGTGACTGCCTGTAAGCGGTTCGCCGTTGAGGGGCTAGGTGACGTACGGGACTGGGCTGAGGGGGATCACTCCGTATGGCGTGCTTTCGAGCAAGAGATCCGACGGGACTCCGCTTGAGCGTTCCCTAACTCTAGTCGCCGCGTGATCCTCCCGCATCGGGCGGGCGGGGCGCGGCGGTCAACCCGTCGGAGATCGAGCGAGGTCCGTGCATAGTGCGCGGGCCTTGCTTTTCTGCACGCGATCGGCTTCAATGCCGTAGGGTCGGCTACTAAGGGGGAAGCGTGTCCGAAGAGCACTCCACCACCGGGGCATCCATCGAAGGCCTCACCGAGCGGCTACGCATCGCGGAGGCCAACTTCTCAGAGCGGATCGCAGAGCTGGAGCTTGAGCTTGAAGATCGCGGGTGGGATCGGCTGTACGGCGGCCTAGACCGCGAGTTCTCACGCGCAGGGCTATCCACGATCGCGCGTCACTCCGCCCTGTACTACATGAAGAACCCGATTCTTCGGCGGGCGGTCGATCTTGAGAATGCCTATGTGTTCGGCCAAGGCGTCGAGATCGCAGGGGCGCATCAGATCATCGACGGCGTAGTTCAGGCGTTCCTCAATGACGAGCTGAACCGGGATGAGATCGCAACTCCCCGTGCGATGGCCGCCAGGAACACCGACCTCAAGCTAGACGGCAACCTCTTCATCGCCTTCTTTACCAACGCCGTAGGCGATGTGCGGGTGCGGACGATTCCCTTCAGCGAGATCCAAGACGTGATCTCGAACTCCGAAGACGCAAAGGAACCGTGGTACTACCTGCGGCGAGCAGGCGGCGGGATCGCATCAGGGCGAGGTGAGGCCAGCGAGATCCTTTACCCGGACTGGCAGTATACGCCTCGCCTCAGGCCGGAATCATGGGCCGGAAAGCCGATCGACTGGGAGCACCCGGTCTATCATGTCAGCGTCAACCGTCTATCCGGCCAGAAGTTCGGCACCCCCGAGCTGTATCCTGCACACGACTGGGCTAGGGCGTACAACGAGTTCCTCTCCAACTGGGCGACGATCACCAGGGCGCTCGCCCGATTCGCGTGGAAGGTAGCCACGAAGGGCGGGGCTTCTCAGCGGGGCGCGATCAAAGCCGCACTTGACTCGGGGATCTCTTCAGGCGGCGACTTCAACCCGGCTCCGGCTACTGGATCGACCTGGATCGAGACGGGCGAAAGCGCAAGCCTGCAGCCTGTTAGGACCGCCGGCGCGACGACCGCTCCATCGGACGGGCGGAGGCTGCTGCTTATGGTCTGCTCGGCGGTAGGCTTCCCTGAGACCTTCTTCGGTGATGCCGAGGTAGGCACCCTAGCGACGGCCCAGAGCCTCGACCGCCCCACAGAGCTGGCGATGCTGCGCCGCCAGCGCCTATGGTCGGAGATCATAGAGAACGTGCTCGCCTATGCTGTCGAGATGAAGGCCCGCGCAGGAACCGTAGAGGGTCTACGCGGGTATGAGGACGAAGATTCGTGGGGGGAACTGAAGTGGTACTACTCCCCCGATCCCGAAGGCGAAGGGGATACGCCGATCGACACGCACGTGACCGTGAACTTCCCCGACATCGTGGAGCGGAGCGTCACGGAGCGCGTCGATGCGGTCGTCAAGGCGGCGACCCTTGGAGGTCCGGGCTTCGCCGGAACCCTCGATCCTGAGTATACGACACGTAAGCTGCTGGTTGCCCTCGGCGAGCACTCCGTTGATGCCGTCATGGCGCAAATCTTCCCCGAAGACGAGCAAGTCCCCTCCGGGATGATCGGTCAAACCGAGGCACTACGTCGAGAGATGCGGAGCTTCTTGACGCTGCTGAAGGAGGCTACCGTTGCGGAATAGCATGTGCCTATTCCTCACGGAGTCCCCCTTGGGGGATCCTCGCCGGGTCATCCTTGGCGGCCGGGTGATGGCGATCATAGGGGGTATAGGGGTCCTCGACTACGCGGCCACGGTCGCGCTGACAAGGGGAGAGGCGGTGATCCCCGGTGTCTTCTGTAGCACTTCGTGAGCAAGCACTAGCTGTCTTCCGCGAGGCGACATGGGCGGCGAAGGCGCTACGTTCTCAACGCCGTCAACGCCAGATCGAGAGGACGAGACGGGCCTTCGCGGCGCTGTTTCGACGGCAGGGACGCCTTTTCATCGAAGAAGGGATGCCGCGCCTCGCGGGGCTGTTCGCGGTCGCCAGGGTGGAAGAGGCATCCTATGACGGCGACCTCATCGCCGCTTTCGCGGACATCTTCAACAGAACGCGCGATGAGGCCGAAGAGGCCCTGTTCGGGGCGCTTGTCGGTGGCCTGACGACCGGCTATGACGATCTCGCGGGGGACTTCGGCATCGAAGGCGGGTTCAAGATCAAACCCGATCGGGCGGCCTCCTGGGCGCGGGATCACGCCGCTACCAAGGTTCGCCGCATCGATAGGACGACAGAGACCACGATTCGCGACATGATCGCTAAGGGTATCGACGAGGGGACATCCTACAGCGAGATGGCGAGGAAGATCAGCAAGCGGTTCAACGAGTTCGCCGAGGGGCGTCCACAGCACCACATCCGTTCGCGGGCCGAGCTCGTCGCCGTACAAGAGAACGCGATGGCATACGAGGCCGGGCAGGCATCGCTCGTGGCGGACATCGAGGCTGTCGGCATCCGCATGGAGAAGTCGATCGAGGGGCCGCTTGACGATCGAACCAGCGCTATCTGTAGGGATGCGCTTGCGCTAGGGTGGATCCCGATGGATGCCGCATTTCCTGGCGGCGAGATGACGGCACCCCTGCATGTCGCCTGTCGGCACTCTACCGCGTACCGCGTAGCCGAGGATGCCATTGACTGAGGAGGTTGGAGGATGAAGATCGACGTAGGCCGAGGGGGGGATCATGCCCTGGACGGTTGACGACGTGGAGCGGTTCCGAAAGGGCCTTACCGAGACGGAGAAGATGCAATGGGTGGCGGTCGCGAACGAGGCCCTCGTGCGGTGCCTCCGGGAGGGCGAGGATGACTGCGACGCCGTAGCCATACGTCAGGCGAACGCTGCAATCGGAGCGGCGGAGGAGTCCTCAACCCTCGGAGATCGTATCCTCGGAGCCGTGTTCGATGAAGGCGCTCCGCTCAAAGCGACGGTGCAGGGCTTTCTCCGGGCGGCGCAGGCGGTCACGAGGCACCCGGACGCCCCGCAGAAGGTCAAGGATCAGATCAACTCGCTACGCGAAGAGCTGTCGTCGAATACGTGGTCCGCTATCGCCTCCGAAGCAGCGAACCCCAGCACCACCCAGGATGGAGGGGCGGAGGGCCAAGACAGGGCACCTGAGCCGATCGGGGAAGCCCCTAGCTGGGGCCCCCTTCACGAAGTAGGGACGATTGTAGCGACCTTCACGGAGGACGGGGCACTGGTAACGGCGGGAGGGGGAGCATGATGAACGGCGTAGTGCGGGATGACGGCACCGTCCGGGTGAGGATCATCGGACCAGGGCAGGGGTCTAGCGCCTACTATGAGGCCGACCAACTCAGACGCGATATGGGCGTATTCGCGAAAGGCACGCAGGTCTTCTTCGATCACCCCGGACGGCGCGAAGAGAGCGACCGTCCCGAGCGCAGCCTCCGCGACCTCTGCGGCGTCACGACGACGGAGCCTGTATGGGAAGAGGCGGGACCGGCAGGGCCGGGGCCTTATACGACGGTATCCGTCTTCAGGCCGTACCGTCCGATGCTTGATGAGATGGGGCCCCACATCGGCGTATCCATCATCGCTAGCGGGACGGTGGTCCCGAAGAAGGTCAACGGCAAGACGATCCGGGTAGCCGAGAAGTTCACCAGCGGGCGTTTCGACTTCGTGACCAAGGCAGGCGCAGGCGGGAAGGTTGTGCCCTTTGCCGAGGCTGCGAGGTCGGCGGTAGATGAGTACGTGGACGAGTTCCTCGCGGATCACCCGCAGGAGTCAGAATCGAGTGAGAGGGCCAGGGCGCAGTTCATCGAATGGGCCGCCGCCGGCGGTTCTCCCGTCACAGAGGAGGAAGAGATGGAGCTGAAGGAGAAGGTCAGTGCCCTTGAAGCCGAGAACGCTGCGCTGAAGGAGGCGGAGCGCAAGCTGGCCGAGGCGCTCGTCATCAAGGAAGCCACCGAGATCATCGAAGAGAGCCTAGGGGCAGAAAAGGATCTGCCAGACCAGGCGAAGGCAAGGCTCCGTGAGGTACTGCGGGCGAAGGCCACGCCGCAGGAGGGAGAGCTCGACAAGGACGCGCTGAAAGCCTCCGTCGCCGAGGCTATCAAGGCCGAGAAAGAGTACGTCGCTAGCCTCAAGCCGAAGGGTGTAGTTGGCATGGGCGGCGTCTCGGCGGATGACATGGCCAAGCGGCTGCGGGAATCGAGGATCGCCTCCTATCTCGCGCTCGGAGAGACGCAGGAAGCAGCCGAGAGGCTGGCGGATCTCGCCGCCTCAGGGCGCTAGGGTGGTCCTCATGCCAAAGTGCCCAGGCGGGAAGATCAACAGCGGCGGCCAAGGACGGGGCGCTGGAAAGGGCGCTGGCAAAGGCCCGATCGGTCGCCCAGGGAAATAGGAGGAGATCATGCCTGACATGTACCTCGCAACGGGAAAGAGTTCTGGAGATGAGTGCTCGTCTACGTATGAGGGGCGGCACATCACACTGGAGGAGTCGCTGCTGACTCATCCGAGTCACGCGGACGGCTTCGTGGACAAAGGCGACCCGGTGATCTTCGGCGGGGCGAACGGGTACGGTATCGGCGTCGCGTTCAATAGCGCGGCGGCGGCAACCGACTACATCGCTATCGACACCGAAGGGATCTGGTTCCTGACGGTAGTCGCGGAGGATGACGCGGGCAACGTAGCCGTCGATGAGGGTGATGAGATCTTCATCAACCTCACGACCTGCGTGCTCTCGAAGATCCGCGACGCGGCCACTCAGCGGCACTTCGGCTACGCCCTCGGCGACCTCACATCGGGTTCGACGGGCGTCGTGGCAGTGAAAGTCCACTGGGATCCGATCGAGGTCGCACAGATCGTCCTCGGCCAGTCTTCGACGCCGAAGACAACCGACGTGGCGGGCTTCAAGTTTTGGGAGCTCCGGCTTCAGAACACCGCCACAAGCGGCGATGCCCGAGGGATCTACGTATCCCTGGACTTCGCGGGCGATGGGATCGCGGGTGAGGCAATCCGCGCTCGTGGCATCGTCACAGCGGAGGCTGCGGGCACGGTCAACGGGCTCCACGGTGGGCTGGAGTTCTCCGGCACCGATGGGCTAGTAACCGGCCTCGGCACGGGTATCCGGGCTACCTTCATCGGCCCGAACTTCGCTCACTCCGGGGGGACGGTCTGCGGGGGGATGTCCGAGCTGTACGCGGGCGGCTCCAATACAGACTACGGGGGCTTCACGGAGCACTCGATCCATCGGTTTGTGAACGATGGGGACGGGACGGGGAAGGCGACCGCAGACAACGTGTTCAGCTTCGTCGGCCTCTCGGCTACGCAGCTGCAGAACCATTCGGGTTGGGTCGCGGGGCTGGCAAAGGCCCTGCGGGTAGTTGTCGATGGGTCGGTGTATTACATCGGCCTCTCGGACGCTGCATAGGAAGGCGTCTATGGTCGAAGAGAGCGTGACGAAGAGGGAGGCGGCATACAAGGGCGAGCTGGGGCAGCTCTGCTATGAGCGGTTCCGGCTAGTCCGTCAGTGCATGGCGGCTGAGGAGAAGATCGTGGAGCTAGATCTACGCATCACGGCTCTCGAAACCGCCATCCACGAGAACCAGGCTACACAAAGCGACCTCAAGACTCAACGCTCAATCGACGACGCGAAAGGGGAAACTCATGCCTCCTGACATGACATTCCAAGAGACGGAGAGCCAGCTTCGCGATGCCTTCCGGCCCGTGAGCGGCGGACGCTTCAGCGACGATCAGATTCGGGAAGCCCTCGACCTGATCCGCAACGCGGAGGGGCTACCTCGTCACCGGCACGAATACCGGATGCGCGAGGCGATCACTACATCAGACTTCCCGTACCTGTTCGGTACGGTGATCGAGCAGGAGCTTGTCGCGCGGTACCGGTTCGCCTCCGCGGACTGGACAGCATGGACGAAGGTCGGGACGGTCCCGAACTTCAACATCCACACGCGCAACCGGCTTGACGGCCTGACGGGGAGGCTCCCCCAGGTCACGGAAAAGGGCGAGTATTTCGTCTCGACGAAGCCGACTCACAACCGGGTCACGCTACAGGTGGTCAAGCGCGGCCAGCAGTTCGACATCTCGTGGGAATCGCTTATCAACGATGGCCTGGGAGCGTTCCAGGACATCGCTCAGCGGTACGCGGACGCGGCTCGCAACACTGAGGCGTATGAGGTGTGCTCACTCTATTCCTCAGCGACGGGGCCGAACGCGGCGCTGTACGGCGCTCCCATCACGATGCCGGACGGCTCGACATGCACGAACCTCGGATCGCTCGCGCTAACCATCGGGAATCTCGAAACCACCCTTGAGCTGATGGCGGCACAAACGTCGCCTTCGGGCGAGCCTCTCGGCATCCGGGGCGTGCATCTCGTTGTCCCCCCGGCCCTGGAAATGACGGCGCGTGCGATCCTGACAAGCGCCCTCGTGCAGTGGACCGAGGTAGGGGCAGGCGCGGGTATTCCCGTGCCGACATCGAACATCATCCCGCAGTTGGGGATGCAGCTTCATGTTGACCCCTGGCTCCCGGTTCTTGACGTGAGCGGGGACGCGAGCACCACATGGTACGTCTTTGCTGATCGGACGCAGGGCTACGCGATCGAATGGGCACGGTTGCGCGGTCACGAAACCCCGGAGATCTGCATGAAGGCGTCGGACAAGGCTACGCCTACCGGCCAGCCGATCTCCCCGTTTGAGGGGGACTTCGCGACCGACAACGTGTTCTACCGCGTACGGATCGTCGGCGGAGGTTGCCAGTTGGACCCACGCCGGACCTACGCGCAGGTCGGGTAGAGGGGGGGAACCAATGACACACGGCAAGCCCGTGCCGATCACTAGGGATCAAGAGTTCTACGGCGACATTCTAGAGGAGCTCCATCTGATCCGTCTGCACCTCGCGGCGATCGCGCTCGGGCTTGCCGATGATACCGAGATGAGCAACCGGTGCGAGGTCTGCGGGCGTGTCTTCGCGAGCGCTCGCGGGCTGCGTGCCCACATGAAGGTCCACAAGGGGGCAACCCGATGAGCGCCAGCAAGTGGGTCAGCTACGGGACGTGGGCCGGGCCGACTCCAAAGGAAGCATACAGCACATGGTCAAGGCCGCTACCTGAGCTGCGTGATGATCGGGACAGCACATGGTCAAGGCCGCTACCTGAGCTGCTTGATGATCGGGAGGGGGGCCGTGATGGCGTACACTTACGATCTGACGACTAGCGTCGGGAAGGTCCGGGCGATCATACGCGATACACGGGGGCCGGCAACCGTCTTCTTCCAGGATGATGAGATCGAGTTCTTTCTCGACCTCAACGCCGTCAACATACGACGTGCGGCGGCGGACGTGCTCGACACGTGGGCCTCCGATGAGGCGCTAGTGACGAAGGCCGTCCGCCTGTTAGACATAGCGACCGATGGGCCAGCCGTTGCCCAGGCGCTCCGCGCTCACGCGGCGTTGCTACGTAGGCTGGCGGATGACGCGGAGATGGCGGCGGACGGCGGGGTCGACATCGCGGAGATGGCCCTAGGTCCGTTCTCGATCCGCGAGCAGCTAGTGAGCAGAGGATTGGCGGATGACTGATCTGTTCCACCCGGCGATGCTAGAGCGCCTCGCGGACTTCTTCCCATCTACGGTGACGATTCAGTACCCGGTGGAGACTCAAGATCCGCTTTCCGGCGAGCTATCCGTCGTCTGGACTGACCTGCCCGACCATATCGGCCTGGGTTGTAGTCTAGCGCCCTCGTCAGGGCGTGAGGTCCGGCAGCCGGATCACACGTACGTCATCGCTGACTACACGATCGCGCTACCGGGGTCATATCCGAGCATCACGGAGAAGATGCGGGCAGTTGTCAATGGGACGGCCTATGACATCCTTCTAGTGCAGGGGGACAGCCATGCTGAGACCACCCGGCTATCGGTCAGGACGGTGACATAATGGCCAAGGATCTCGACATCCGCGTTGAGGTGAAGGGCGCACCCGACGTACTGAAGCGGCTCGCGGCCCTAGAGATCGACACGACGGAAGCGATTGCTGCGGCGATGCTGGCCTCTGCCTTCGTCGTCTCGAACGACGCCAAACGACGCGCACCAAGGCTGACGGGGAACCTCGCCCGGTCGATCTCGCCCGGAGTAGGGAAAGATCCTACCGGCTCGACCGGCCCTGTAATCGATACAGTCGGCAGCCTGCCGGAGCAGAGCGTGGATACTCTGCGGAGCGACCTCGCGGCAGACGGTGCAGCCACTGCATGGGTCGCCACGAACGTGGTTTACGCGCCCGCGCAAGAGTTCCTCCCACTGAAGCATAAGCACGGTGAGTCCCCATACCTGAGGCCAGCCCTGGATGAGAATCGCAAAGAGGTCCACCGCACCTACCGCGTAGCCCTTGAGCAGGTCGTGGAAAGGGCCGGCGGATGATGGTACCGGAGAGCGTGCTCAGGACGGTCATTCTAGAGGACGTAACGGTAGCGGGGCTGATCGATACGAGGTTCTATCCGGTTCTCCCACAGCACCCTACGCTACCCGCCTGCACGTACTACCGGGTGAGTCATACCGTACCGGATGAGATCCCCTTCCCGACGGCGAGGATTCAGGTTACTTGCTGGGCGGAATCGAGAGATGATGCGAGGGCGCTCGCGGAGGCTGTCCGGCTAGCCGGCAGCGGCTTCAAAGGCGATCGGCACGGGATGACAGTGAAGTACGCGAAACATGAGAACGATCTTGACCTACGCGATCCCCAAACCGGATACCATACTGTCCCGGTTGACTTCAAGGTGATCTACAAGGAGGTCTGACATGGCTCAGACGACGGTGCAGCATGAGGAGACGATCCGTTTCGGATCGGCAAAACTAGAGATGGGAGCGACGGTCGGTACGCTCGTTGATGTAGGTGCCGTCCGTGACGCCCTATGGGAGTACCGCTTCGACAAGACGACGGTGAAGAGCGACAACGCTGGCGTGATCTTTGATGCGGTACGGAACGAGGAATGTGGTGTCTCCGCGAACCTCATGGAAGTCAACCTGGAGATCCTCGGCCAGTTCTTCAGCGGGGTGCTTACTCATGCAACCGTAGCTGCCGCGCCGGTAGCGATCACGGATGAGTCCCACGTCTTGACCGGCACGACGGAGAGCGCCCTAACCTATCGTAACGGGGCGGGCACGGAGGTATCGACGATCGTTGTGACCAACTCGGCGGGGACAACCACGATGGTACGCGATTGCGATTACGTGGTGAACGTCAACGCCGACGGGTACACCACGATCTCTCGGGCCTACCCGACGGTGATCGAGGGGGCTACGGCGGTATGCGCTGTGGTCGATACGGACAGTTACGAGCTAAGCGCGGGGTCTTGGGATGTACAGCCAGCGGTCGGGGATCATATCCTCGTGGATGGATTCACTGAGGCGGCGAACAACGGCGTCAAGACGGTAACCGCCGTCACCGCCTCGAAGATCACCGTCGACGAGCTGCTCGTCAACGAGGCCGAGGGTGATACCGTGACCCTTACCCGTGGCGGCATCGAGAGCGGCGATACGGTGCTGGTGGACTACAGCTACACGCCGCTGGCGAGCCGTACCCTCAAGGGCGGCGGGCTGACCACCTTCACGGCGCAGGTCTGCCGGTTCACGAACACGGATGCCGACGGGCACGTCTTCCGGATCACCGTCTACTCGGCGACGCCGGAGAGTGGGATCACTCTAGACTTCCCTGCGGATGATGACGAGGACCCCTTGCTCTGCCCGATCTCCATCACTGGGGTGCCGGACACTATGCGCACCCTTGGCGAGCAGCTCTTCGAGATCTACGACGAACAGCACGCGAGCTAGGCACGAAGGAGGAGGCGCGATGACCGAGAAGAAGAGCGGCCCTGAAATCCGGGATTTCGATGCTCTATCGCCAAAGAAGCGTAAGGCGCGTATCGGCGGGCGGGAGGTGGAGGTAGGGCCCATCCCCGCCCGCGTCACCCTCGAAATGGCGCGACTGGCGGACGAGACGCAGGCAGACGAGAAGGGAGCCGGACAGGAGGACCGGATCAAGAAGACCATCGGCGTCATTGTGAGGATCCTCGACCGTGACAATACCGGGATCACCGCTGACTGGCTCCTTGAGAATACGACGCTCGATTCTCTACTGTCCTTCATGCAGTTCGTCCTGGAACCGGCCTCTGCGCGGCTAGCGGAGGTGGAGGGGGAAGAGAAAAGCCCGGAAGCAACAGACTCCGCCGGATCGAGCTAGGGCGTATCCTAGCGAAGCTGGCGGTGAGCTATCCGGGGACGACGCCCGACTACTGGCTCGATGAGCAGCCACTGGAGACATGGTTCATGTACGTGCGCTATGCGGAGGAAGAAGCGGTACACCGAGCACAAGTCCTCGTTGGGACTCTAGGGGCGGCGTT